GAGCTGGCGCTAATCGAGCTGGTCGGCCTGAGCCGGGTGGCGGACGAGTGGCCGGACACGATGCGCTACATGGACGCGCTGCTGGTGGTGCTGCAGGCAAACCGCAGCATATTCACGCGCAGCGAGATAACAAGCGCCAGCAGTTCGCGTGGCGTATACGAGTGGCCTGCCGGAAGCGGTGAAAACTTCTTCGGCTGCCAGACAATCATCAACATAACTGAATATCAGTAAGAGGAAAACATCATGGCAATATACACAGGCAAGGGGCTGGTGGTGAAGTTCGGCAGCGATACGCTGACGCACGTGCGATCTGCCAGCGCCACGACAAGCATCGGGACAGTTGAGACAACCGCAGCGGCGGACACGGTGAAGGGCTACATCACCACGACATCAGGCTTTGAAGCGAGCGTGGACATGCTGTGCGATGACACCACGGACCTGTTCGACAGCGAGCTGGCAGTGGGCACAAGCGCAGCGTTTATCATCAACCCGGAAGGCGTCGCAAGCGGTGCGGTGAAAATCAGCGGCACGGCGCTGGTAACTGCCGTGGACTTCTCCACACCTTACGACGGGCTGATTGCGGCGAAGGTGAGTTTGCTGGGCACGACGGCGCTGACGATTGGCGTCAACCCCTAACGTGCAACTGCAAAACGACAAGCTTGGCATTGATGTGGTGCTGCATGAGTTGAAGCAGCGCCACATCGAGGCTTTTGCGGTGGCGATCAAGGCGGCGTTCGAGTTGCCGCTGGCAAAGTATCGCGGCGAAGTGGTGCGGGCTGCAGTGACATGCGGCTGGATCAAGTCGCCGGAGATGAAGGTGAACGACGTGGGCGAGATGAAGGCCGGCGCGGTGCGCTGGCTGAGCGAGAAGCTGGCAAGCGTCTACACCGAAGCAATGGAGCTTGACCCAAAAGACTGATTGAGGCCATGCGCTGCGCGCGCGATGGCGCCGAGGCACCGATGGAATTACGCATGGCATGGCAGACGGACAGGTGGCACACGCTACCAGAGGGCGGCGGCCTGCTGGATCAACCAGCCGGGCTTGTTATGCGCATGTCTGCAATGAGCAACGTATACAACGCATTCAAAACATTTACCGCAGCTGCGGGCAATATCGTGGAGCTTGCGAACCGGCAGCCGCAGGTGCTGCGCTTGGTGCGCGACATTGAGAAGCTAGAGGTGGAACACTATGGCTGACATTAAGGTGCGCATCATTGCGGAGGACAAGGCCACCGATGTGCTGAAGCAGACCGGCAAGGCGGTAGACGATGCCGGCAAGGCAGCCAAGGAAGCCGGCGGCGCGTTCGAGGGCATGGGCAAGACCATGGCCAGCATCGCCGGCGGGATGGGCTTGCAGATGGGATTGCAGGCGATTGTTGGTACATTAAAAAATGTGGTGGTGGGCAGCTTCGAGCTGGCTGCCGCGCTTGAAACAACAAAGGTGGGCTTCACAACCATGCTGGGCAGCGGCGAAGCTGCGCAGGGCATGCTAGACGACCTCAAAGCATTTGCCGACACCACGCCATTCGAGTTTACAGACTTAACCGAAGCCGCATCAAAAATGGTTGCGATGGGCACGGCTGCCGAAGATGTGATACCAATGCTGACAACGGTGGGAGACACCGCAGCCGGGCTTGGGCTTGGCAAGGCTGGCATCGACCGCATCACACTTGCATTAATGCAGATGGGGGCTAAGGGCAAGATCGGCGGCGACGACCTGCGGCAACTTGCAGAGGCTGGTATTCCGGCAATGAAATACTTGGCAGACGGCGCCGGCGTCAGCACCGCCGAGATGGCGAAGCTGGTGGAGAAGGGACTGGTGCCAGCGAAGGAAGGCGTGCAAACGCTGCTGGCAAATATGAAGCAGGACTTTGGCGGCCTTATGGCGAAGCAAGCCGATACTGCCAGCGGCAAGCTCAGCACGATGAAGGATGCAATGGCGGGGCTTGGCACAGAGATCGGTGAAGTCTTAGTGCCCAAAGTCAAAGCAGGCGCCGATGCGCTAACAATCTTTTTCAACGTTATGAAAGATGTGTTGGCAAAAAGCAACAATCAAGCGGAAACAATAGGCAAGCTAGACGAAGCACTTGCCAAGAGCCTTATAACTCAAACTGAATATAACAAAGCAGTCTTTGTAGCTTCTACAGATGGCTCGGACAAAATGTATGAAGACGAAGCTGTTGCCATTGAATTGGTCGAAACAGCTCTGCGCCGTGCAAAAGAAAGGTTTACAGAAAGCCGCGATGAAGAAGTGCGCTATACGCGTGCAATGCAAGACAACAGCGAAGAAGCCAGAAATGCTCGGCAAAAGACAATTGATTTCGCAGCAGCGCTTGAAAACACAGCAGAAAAACAGCGCCTTGCTAAAGAGGAAACTGATAAACACAAGGAGTCGCTTAAGCTATTCGCCGATATGTCTAACCTCGTCAGCGGTGCGGTGAAGGAATACGAGACAGACAGCAAGAACAACACCAAGACGATTGCCGACACCGAGGCAGCCATCGCTGACCTGACCGCACAGCACGGCAAGAGCCAAGTGGCAATATTGGCCGGCAGCGGCACGATTGTGGATAACACGACAGAGCTGCTTAAGTCATCGCTGGCACACCGCGACCTGAAGCAGGACGTGCAGCAGCTCAACGATAAGCAAGCCGACGGCAAAATCAGCGGCGAGGACTACACGCTGGCGATGGATCATCTCAACGTCAAGATCCTCGAACAAGAAGATGCGCACAAGAAGCTGGTGGAAACGCAAGGCACCGGGCTGACGGCGTTGCAGCTGGCAGGCACGGAGCAAGGCAACTATACGACCAAGCTGGGCGAGATGAACACAAAGCTGCAAGAAGCAAAAGACAAAGACATTGCGCTGCAGACGCAGATTGCCACACGCATCAAGGAGGGGCTGGTGCTGCGCGACCTTGAAGACGCAGCCGAGAACGGGCTGACCGAAGCCGAGATCCTGCGCATCAAGACAACAGCGGAGGCGCTTGGCGTTGCAGACAGTGAAGCGATTGCAGGCACGCTGCGCGTTGAAACCGCAGCCACAGGACTGGCAGACGCGCGCGAGAAGTATGCCACTGCATTTGACACTTCCAACGCAGAAGGCATGGCAGCTTTCACAGCGTATGCAGACAGCATCGCCACTGACATCACAAACAAGATGGAGCCGGACTTAGCAAAGGCAGGAAAAGCAGCAGACAGTGCCGCAGAGCGGGTGAGGTTTTTGGCAAGGGATTACAACGGCATCCAGAGCAAGACCGTCGAAGTGCAAATCAACATCAGGGAGACGACATTCCGCAATTCCGTCGAACTTGGCCAAGGGTACAGCGCAGCACTAGCAGCTACAGCGGTACCTGTGCCATTGGCGGGCGACCGGGCAGCCGGTGGCCCGGTGATGGGCAGTGCCGGCACGTACTTGGTCGGCGAGATGGGGCCGGAGCTATTCAACCCGGCGGGCAACGGCATGATCATTCCGAACAGCATGCTGGGCGGCATGGGCGGCGGCGGCAGTTTGCGGATCGGCACGCTCAACCTGTACGGCGTGCAGAGCGCATCCGAGCTATTCAACCAGCTGAGCAAAGAGGCACGCGCGCGCGGCCTACAGTTTGCCGTTAACTAGGTGAACTAGGTGGCCAAGCCGGTATTCACGTTCTACATCGACACCGGCAACGATGGCGCATTCGCCAGCGATGTGTCGGCGGCGGTTATCTCGGCGCAATGGAGCTTGGGCTTCGCGGCGCCGTTTGACTTGATCGCGCGCGACAATACTGCCGAGCTGGTGCTGCAGAACAGCACGCGCGACTTCAGCCCGGAGTACGCCAGCGGCGCGTACTATGGCAACCTGACAACCGGGCGCGGCGTCAAGATCACTAGCACCTATGCCAGCGTGACGCGCACGATGTGGCTGGGCTGGATCGCCAGCATCAAACCGACCGTGAACATCAAGGGCGACCGCACGAGCACAATATCATGCACGGGCTGGTTTGAGCGGGCGCAGCGGCGCGAGAGCATCATACCGCTGCAGCTGGCCAAGCGCGCCGACGAAGTGATTGAGGTGATACTGGACGAGAGCGACCTACTGCCGCCGGGCTTGACCGGCTTTTGGATCTTGGGCGTGAGCACGCTGGGCCTGAGCACGGTGCTGGGCAGCGTGGCGAGCTACTTCAACGTGCTGGACACGGGCGACACTACCTTTGCGTTTGCGGGCGACTGGTCAAGCGGCACAAGCGTGCACGCTGCGATCCGGTCGATGGTTGAAAGGGAAGCGGGCCGATTCTGGCAGGCCAGAAACGGTGTGCTCCAATTCGCCAGCAGGTCGTTTTTCCCGACTTTGACAACATCAAGCGCCACGTTTGCGGATGACATGCAGGCGATGGACTATGAGTACGGCGCGGACATCGCAAACATTATTGAGACCGGCTACGAGCCGCGCACAACAGGCACACCGGGCAGCACGCTGGCGGTGCTGGGCAGCAGTGCGGAAGTAGGCGCAGCCGGCACGCTGGATCTGGAGTTTCGCTTTACCGGTGACGCTGGCGCAACCATCGGCGCCACAGCATTGATCACGCCGGTATCAACCACCGACTACACAGCCAACAGCCTTGCGGACGGCAGCGGCACCAACCTGACCGCGAACGTCACGGCGGCGATTATTGACACCAACGCCACGGCAGCCACGGTGCGCTACACGAACACAGGCGCGGCGGCGTTCATACAGGCAACCAGCAAGC